TTATTGTCTCCATAACTGAAACAATTACTCCATGTAAGTGTTTTAAGTGTAATCATGGTATACTTTTAAAACCTCCTTAACTTTCTTTTCATTTAATCCAAGAATATATTGTAAATACTCAGCCAATTCCTCTTCTAAAGTCATATTAGCACTTAAAATAAGGGCAGAGTCATTATGTCTTTTAATAAGTTTTTTATCTAAAAGAGCATTATCTTTATCTACCTTTACTAACTCTGATAAATCGCCTTCTAACTCATAAATAGTATGATGATAATTAGTTTTAATCATCTGATCTGGGTGTCCTACAGTCTGTCTAATTAACTGAGGTAACTTTAATTTCATCCAGGAATAGTTGAGAGTATCACTATCGAATAGCAAAACGCCAGTATCGACGGGATTACGATGAAAAGAAGTGGTAATAGGACTTCCAGGGTATACAATATTTTTTTGTGAATTTTCATGCGAATGTAAGTCTCCAGCTATAACAATATCCCACCTTTTTAACTTCGCTAAATCAATTTCAGGTGTAACATGTGGAGGAATCTCTCCTCTTACATGAGTAAATAAAGTCTTTCCTTTAAAATTTTCAGGTTTAAATTCTTTTAATTTATTATAAGGAATAAAATCCATATTTCCTAATTTATAATAATCATCAATAATTTCTACTAAAGGATTAACTGCTTTTGTAACTTCTTTTAAATTACTAAGAAAAGAAGTATTCTTCTTTAATGCTTCATGATTTCCAGGATAAATAATAGTTTTAATACTTACCTCCTTAATATATTGGAAGTATAGACTAAGTTCATCTAAGGTAGGTAATCTATCAAATAAATCTCCACCAATTACATGAAGTTCTACAGTTTTTTCTAATTTATGTAATTCTTTAAATAGGAGTTTATATCTATTAGTTGCCCACTCCTTTGGGACATTCTTTTGACCTAGCTTAATATGCCAGTCTGCACTAAACAGTATCTTCATGTATTATCCTTATAAGATAAAAAAGCCCCAATTAAGGGGCTTCTTCGTTGTATACTAAAGTAACTCTTGTACTTCTTCAGCTACTCCATCAGGTACATCACTAGAACTATTGTCAAGTACGCGACTTTCAATAAAGTCTTTCTGCTGGTCTGCTGAAGGTCTAGGAATTACACTATCAATCTCGGGGAGTTCTTTAATAGCTTCCTTCTCTTCATCTGTAAGTTCACGATTCTTACATTTTAGTACTTGAAGAGTGTATTCTACGTTAAATGGTAGAGGCCCCGTCTTTTGCTTCTTAAAGCATAAATCCCATCCAGTTTCAGTATCTGTTGGGTCACCAAGGTCTTCTGCAGCTACCATAATAGCTTCGAATAACTTCTTCTTTAGGTTAAGTACTTTAACCTTACCATCATCAGGGTCAATACACTGTACAGCATATGCCCAAGAACACTTCATATCAGGATGGTAGTGACGTACCCAATCCTTTTCAATATTTGTGAATTGTTCTTTATCTCTATCAAAACCAAGACATTCCATAGGAACGCGCTTGCCGTCCGCTGTAGTTACCCAGTATACATAGCGAGGAAGTACATCTCCTACCATACGAACAACATTGTTGCCCTCTTTATATGTATATGCCTCAGCAGAGCTCTTCTTAGCCTTACCACTAATGTTTCCAAATTTAATTGCCATTTTCTCTTATTTCCTCTAAAGTAAAGTGTATATTATCGTTGTTGTCTATTTCTAACAAAGGATTGTTTTCTATAGCTTGTCGATTTATATTAGTATATTTAAATGGTAATGTTGTATTTTTATACCATTTATAATCTAAATAATTCCTTAAACTCGCCAAACTAATATATTCAGCCATTTGTTTAAGTGTTGCATGTTTGTCGTTTTTGAATATCTCTTTTGGATTCAGTAAATAGCTATCTCCTTTTATATCTTGGGTTAAAAGTCTAAACTTCTCTTTATTTCTCTTAAATTTAATAGAGTTAAGCTGATAAGTATTAGCATACATAATTCTTATTATATCTTTTATATTACCATTACTTAATCGTAATACTTTTTTCCAGTCATAAAATATCACTTAAAACTCCGATTTAGAATGTATATTATACTAGAAAATAACCTACTTGTCAAGTGTTATTTTTAAGTAGCTATAGTTTGTATTTCATAACCCTGTTTAATATATACTCCCATACGTGCTTTAGCCTGTTTACTAGCAGTATTCCCTTTTAAATGAATATCTAGTATAACAGGCTGTTGCTTTCCTTCAAGTTTCCTAATAACTCGTCCTATTAACTGGATTAGAAGTGGCTCATTATTGAGAGGAGTGCCCAAAATAAGAACAGATAACTCATTAAGCGAAATACCTTCGCTAAATATACTCTGAGACCCATAAAGGATATCTGCTGAACCATTTTTGATTTTATCGAGTTGTGTCTCTCTTTCCACATGATCTAGTTCTCCCGTAATACATACTGCGTTATTTCCGGTGAGGTCGGCGCAACGTTTTAAAAATTGGACTCTATCGCTTACTACTAATATTTTATGTCCTTTTGCAGCATAAGTACTGGCTAACATAGATACCATATGTTGGTATTCTTCATTGTAAGCGACAGTATTTACTCGTCTAGCCCAAGGTATTTTAGCACTATCTGGAAAACGAACTTCTGACTTAACAACTACAACTCTTGGAGTAATATAATTTTCTTTTGGAGGTTGATGAACGTCAAAACCAAAATAATCATTAAAAATTACATGTTTCCCGTCTTTTCGTTGAAGTGTACCGCTGAGTCCAATTTTATATCTAGCAGTAGATTTATCAATTATATTAGCAAATGTTTTAGCAGGAGTATGGTGACAATTACTAACTAATTTATGCCCCGCTAAATAATTATGATTATCGGCTACTTCGATGTTATATCTAAAACCTCCTGTAGCTTTTTCAAAGTTAATATCTTTAACTCTTAGAACTGTGTAGTCTTCAAACATATTTATGCTATTTACAGGGGTAAACTGTTTATTAGTTCCTAATACCCCTTTTTTATATTCTAAGGATGGGTGGATTCTATGCTCTATTTTCCTAATAAATATTTTAGATTCTTCTCTATTTAGTCTAAGATATCTATATTCTTTATGTATATATTGTGTTCCTTTAATACTAAATAATTTATCTAATGAGTCCTGTAAGTATTTTAAACTTTGTTTATCTAACTCACAGAAGCTAAAAGTTACATCTAATCCCTTCTTGGAGATACTACCATCATCTTGATACATTATAGCCCAAGAATCTAAAGTTAATAAGTTAGCTATTTCTTTAGTAATGTAAGATTTTGAGCTATTACTTCCATATAATTGATCTCTCCAGTTATCTAAATCATAGAAAGATAAAGATGAAGTAGTATATACTAAGTTATCTGGCTTATAACCAGACTTACCTTCTACTAAATCAGAGGTAAATCCATCAAGTAGAATACTTCTTTTATATTCTAAATATTCTTTCTGAGCCTCTCCATGAGTAATCCTCAATCTGCAAGAATTATTATTAGTCGAAAGACTTCCATCACCTAAAATCATCCCAAGAACTAAAGGCTTTGTCTTTTCTCTTAATATATTTGAAGATTTGAAAGATTTATTAGTAATAACTAAATCTCCCTCTAATAGGTCTTCTGCTTTAACTTTTCCTTTATTATAGGAATATACTGTATGATTTAATGTACATTTTAGAATACTATTATTATTGAAAGTGAATTTAATCATATCCTCTTTTTGAGGATTCTTAAACCACCTTAATATAGGTTTCCATTCGAAAATTTTTTTAGTTTCATTAAAAGAAAGAACTTCATGGGGTTCTTTATTATTGACTATAGTACCTATACTTTTTTGACCATTTTTAGTAGTAATTTTTGAATTATAATCTAAACATTCATCAACTATAAGAGTTCCAAACATTTGTGAAACTTCCTTAATTTTCTTACTAAGAGTCTGAACATTAGATAGAACAATCATCGGTTCAGTATTAAACTTTCCGCTTCCTATGATACCTGGTTTAATACCTAAGGTTTTTTCAATCTCTTCTTCCCACTGGTTTCTTAACGCTAAAGTATGGACTACAATTAGAGTTTTCTGCCCTAATTTAGCGGCAATAGCCAGAGCTGTAAAAGTCTTACCCCAACTTACAAAAGCATTAATAATTGCATTATCTTCAACTAAATTGTAAACTCGGGCTTGGCTATCCCTCAGCTCGAATTTGAACTCTGGAAAAATTTCTGGAACTTTGGTACGCTTATCTGAAATTTCAAACTCATCAGGTATTAAATCCATTCTACCAACTGGAACACTAATTAATTTATCACTAATCCGTCCCATATTTTTAATAATAGTTGGAGGCTCCATTGGGTTATATGAAGGAATTGTATAAGTAAGCTCCTTATCTAATAGTTCCTGCCGTTTAGCGTCAGCAGGCATATAAATTCTATTAGATATAATTGCTTTTTTCATAATTTCCTTCTAGTATCTTTTAGTTTTTCGTTAGTCATTTCATAGAGTAAATAACCTCTACCTACTTTTAGTACTCCAGCATATATAGCTCTTAGATTTAGCTTTCCTTTAATTTCAAAAGG